TCATTCTAGCGTGGACAATGTGTGGACACTCTTAACGTCAGTGCCACCGCGTAAAGGATTAAGCGTTACCGCATCTTGCAGGTACTCAGGGGCGAAATGCGCGTAGGTCATTGTTTGCTCAATTCGTGAATGCCCGAGAATCCGTTGAAGCGTGATAATGCTCCCTCCATTAATCATAAAGTGAGTTGCAAAGCTGTGACGCAATGCGTGCGTAGCCTGACCCGGTGGCAGGTCCGGTTTCAACTCCTTCATTAGTCGTCTGAACGCAGGATAGTTAGCGTTAGTGAAAAGATAACCACGCTTTCCTGAAGTGATCATTGTTGCCAGCTCCTCGGATATCGGAACGGTTCGCGGCTTGTTGGTCTTTGTCTTAACAAACGTGACGCGATTTTGAATTATGTTTTCCGCTTTCAGTTTTGCTGCCTCGCTCCACCTCGCTCCGGTACTCAGACAAAGTATCGCAATTTTTTTATTATCCCCGTCCACTTTGGACAGTAGATCAGCGATCTCCTCTTGTGTCAGGTAGCCTGTTTCGGGCTTGTCCTCTTTCAATCGCTTTAGCCCCCTGAAAGGGTGTTCACCGAAAAATAGCTCTGCATCTATCAAAGAGGTAAACATTCCGCTAAGGCAAGTCAAATCGCGGTTGATGCTCGATGGTTTGATGCCCTGAGAGCGGCGCACTGTGCCGTACTGGCTAATCAATGACTTAGTAATCTGAAAGGCGCATGGGTCACTTGTAATCTTGGTGAATAACTCAATTTTGCCTAAATAATCTCGACCATGAGTCTCATGCTTGCCTTTCAACTCCCACCATATTTTTGTTAACTCTGACAGATGCCGCTTATCTGCCGGTTTTGCTAACCAATCTTTATTGTGGTGGTTGTACTGAGTGTGTTTCTCAAAAGCGATAGCCTCGCTTTTTTTATCGAATTTCCTGCGGATGCGCTTTCCGTTGCGCCCAGCAGGTCTGACGTCCACTTCATATCGACCATCATCGAGTTTCTTAATTGTCATAAGAAAACCCTCCGAAGGTACGTTTACTTCTTGTTGTTAACTTATTGTTTTTACTGGATGAGTATTTTTCAGCCAGTAATAAACACTTTTCAAAAATGTACCTGCGATAAAGCGTTAACCAGTCTTTTGGTCTGAGTGCTGCGAGTCTGTTGTTTCTTGCCCAAAGTGTGCGAGTGCCGGTGCGATCTGCCCGGATTCTGGTGATATTTGTTCAGTTATAAACCACAAGGTGTATTTACTAAAGCGGGGGTTTTGAAGGATTTTCATCGTCACATCTGTCGGTGGAACAGTCCTTCCACTTTCATAGTAAGTCAAGGAGCTGTAAGGAACTCCTGTAATTTCAGCAAATTGCTTCCGATTCAGTCTTTCTGACTCCCTTATGAGCGCCAGCTTTTCACTGATAGCAGTTGACATGTTATCGAGATCCTCTAATAATTAACTACATACTCTATTTTGTTTCGATTAACTCTATGTTCATTACACAACATTAGAGAACATTGAAACCCATTGGTTAGATCTAGATGAAAGGTTATCAGATGATTAAACAAATTGTCAGTACCAGTGATGCTGTGCCATATCCAGAATTCGCCAAACTCATCGGCAAAACGCCTGCAGCAGTGCGTGGAATGATAGAGAAAGGAAAGCTGCCAGTAATTGAAATGACAGATCCTCAATCTGCATCTGGTCGCGCTGGAGAGTATTGGATTTATCTGCCTGCCTGGAACAACGGTATGAAACTTGCCTATGAAAGCCGCCCGAAAGAGATTCGTGAGGGTTGGCTAATGTGGCTCGGATTGGGTGAGCCAAAATGATGACCGAGCCCCGTTGCATTGCACAGTTACTCCGTAATGAAAGCCCACGCCCGGTCAACCCCATCATCACCCACGGCAAAGGTCGCAAAGGCATCATTATCCGCACCCGCAAGCCTGGAATAATCGCCACGGCAAAAAGCTACCTCAAATCAAAAGGATTGGCATTATGACGGTTATGACTCTGGCATTAGTTCAAAAACAGCCTCAATCTCTCCGCGTTGTAATCGGTAGGCATCTTGCAGAACCTCGCTGGCATGACTCCTGTGATTTTTACAATCAGATGATGGAACGCGATCGCCTGACAGTCTGTTTTCATGCTCAGCTTAAACAGCGTCACACGACCATGCGTTTTGAAGAAATGAACGATGTAGATCGTGAGCGTCTGGTCTGCGCGATTGACGAGCTGCGCGGTGCGTTTTCTAAACGCCGTCAGGTCGGAGCCAGTGAATCGACGTATATAAGTTATCTGACAGTAAGCCAGCGTCGCAGTTTATTCCTTCATGCTGGATTAACTGAGAACGAATTTAACCAGCCCTACTGGCGAGTTAATGAAGATTCTTGTTATTGGCGAGAGCAGTTATTCCGCGCATTACGTGAACTATTCAGCTTGTTTGAGTATGCCCCAACTATTTTGACCTCGGTTAAGCCTGAACAATATTTGCATTAATTAACTAGCAAAAATTTTTACGCGCTTGAATGCGTGGGACATCTTTTTGTCTGGAGCCGGGTAAATGAATAAAGATATATCAGTACCTCGTAGCAATATGAAAGCCCTGTTAGCGCAGGCCACCATTGAGGCTCAGCTAGTCACCGCGACGCGGTTCGCGTCTGCGCTTGATTCTCTGATAGCTCACATTTGCAAGTCTGCAATGAACCGGACGGAGATTATCGAGCTATTGGGGCAAGAGTCTGAAAAGCTTCACAATTCTATTTTAAATAAGCAATAAATCAGTAAGGAGCTGTATGAGCATTAATATTGTTATCGATAATAAATTCGTAATTACCAGCGACCAATTCCAGTTTATTTTGCAGGAAAAGAAGGTCGCTAAGTCTGGAAAAAATGCCGGTAAAGAATGGCTCGATACCGTTGGCTTTTATCCATCTATCAGCAAGCTCGTTTCCGGCCTAGTGCTACACAACATTTTAACCGGGGAAGCTCGTCAGTTTTCAGACTTAGAAAAGCAGGTCGAGCAGTTAGGTCAAAAATGCCTGGAAGCATTCACCGTTAATGTCCGTTGAGACCCGAGGGCGCGTAGCCCCCTCGCCACCACCCCCGCTACAAAAAAGCACCGGTGATTCATTCGTCGGTGCTTACTCCTGGAATAACCTCAAGCAAGAGGCCATAGGCCGCGACAGACCCCTTACACGTGCCGAATTCCGTCAGGTGCAAGGCGTTTTAAACCGGATTGACCGCCTGCCGTTTTTCCTGCAAACGCTGTTTACCTCGCGTTATAACTTCATCCGCCGCACAAAGAGCCCGTTGGGTGGGCTGTATTTCTTAAAAAACACCTTCGAGCGCAAGCTGCTGCCGCGTCTTGAGCGTGTTAATGAGCTATGTGGCATGAATGAGTCCGCCTCGATTGGTTTCCTGTCTGAGCGTGATGAATATGCGCGCCTGCCTGACATGAATGATAAAGAGCTTAAGAAATTTGCGGCCAGAATTGCCGCTCAGCTCTGGAGTCAGTATGAGGAATTAAGCGACGCATGGGCTGATGCTCACGGTGGCAAAGATATGCTTTTCACCGACGAGGCTCAGGCGCATTTATACGGTCAGGTGGCCGGTATTGCGCGCGCTTTCAATTTCACCCCAATGTACTGGAAAAAATACCGTAAGGGTCAGATGACGATCCGCATGGCTTTTTCCGCAATTTCCCGACTGATTAAAGACAAGTGGTGGGTTAACCAGCTCAAGGCGCAGCGTATGCGCTGGCGCGAGGCGTTGCTCATTGCCGCCGGTGAGGTCAATAAAGACCGTTCACCCTACGCCAGCAAAATGGCGATCCGCGATGTTCATGCACGCCGCCTGGCTAATCTCGAATACCTTAAATCCTGCGAGCTGGAAAACAAAGTCACCGGCGAACGCATCGACCTCATTAGCAAAGTCATGGGGAGTATTTCAAACCCTGAAATACGTCGTATGGAGCTGATGAACACCATCGCAGGGATAGAACGCTATGCGGCCAGCGTCGGTGACGTGGGGATGTTTATCACGCTGACCACTCCATCGAAATATCATCCGACCCGACAGGTCGGTAAAGGTGAAAGTAAAACGGTGCAGCTCAATCACGGCTGGAACGAAACCGCATTCACACCTAAAGACGGCCAGCGGTATCTGTGCCGAATCTGGAGCCTTATGCGTACCGCTTTCAAAGATAACGGTTTAGAGGTTTACGGGATGCGGGTTGTTGAGCCACACCACGACGGCACACCTCACTGGCACATGATGCTGTTTTGCAAACCCGGTCAGCGTAAAGCCATTAACGAAATTATGCGTCGTTATGCCCTTAAAGAGGATGGACACGAAAAGGGCGCAGCAAAACAGCGCTTTGAGTCACGTCATCTTAATCAGGGCGGAGCGGCGGGTTATATAGCCAAATATATCGCCAAAAATATTGACGGCTATGCGCTCGACGGCCAGCTCGACCACGATACCGGCAAGCCTCTAAAAGACACAGCTGCAGCCGTAACCGCATGGGCGTCTACATGGCGCATCCCTCAGTTTAAACCGATTGGTCTGCCGACGATGGGGGCTTACCGCGAACTGCGCAAACTTCCTCGTGGGGTGAGTATCGCCAGTGAGTTTGACGACAGGGTCGAAGCGGCTCGCGCTGCTGCAGATGAAGGTGAGTTTGACCTGTATATCATCGCGCAGGGCGGTGCGAACCAACCGCGTGATGCTCAGGCCGTCAGGGTCGCCCGTAAAGTGACGGATGAGGTCAACGAATACGAGGAAGATATCGAGAGAGTAGTCGGTATTTATGCCCCACACCTCGGGGCTAGTCGCGTACATGTAACCCGTACCGCCGAGTGGCGCATCGTTCCAAAGGTTTTGGCCGTTGAGCCTTTGACCTTAAAAAGCGGCTCTGCCGCGCCTCGGAGTCCTGTCAATAACTGTGGAAAGCTCAGCGCTAGTGGTGTTCCGGATATAACTACTTCATTTTCTGAGTATGCCTCAGCGGTCCTAAATCTTGTTGATGATGGGGTTCTCGCATGGGATGACCCTGAAGTCGTGACGGTGATTAGAAGTACATTAAAATACGATTCTCAGCGACCAAATTTGCAGCGAAGAATCGGTGGCTCTTGAAATCGCATGGCCTAGCCCATCAGGATGGGGGACAAAATCCGAACGAGTACAAATACAGCGCACCCGTTTTGACCTTACGGGGATGGCTTCATGCCGAAACGTTGAGCACTTGACATACTGACGAGTGGGGGCTGTATGGTAGGTAAAAATCACCTATCTGGTTACTGAACAGTGGTTGGAGTTTTTAACAACAGAGTTGAATCAATGGCAAAGGTATATTATTCAATCGGTTATCTACTTTCTCCAAAGGATGAATTTCTCTTTAAAATGTTGTAATGTAGTCGATGATATGGTGTGTAACGTAGTAGAAATATGAGCTAGGTAAGAAACTATTTCGTTATGAAGTATTGTTCTGCCACGCTCTGGGGCATTGATGCCGAGAACATGGTTTTTTTCAATTAGGGTGCATTATGAAGATATTTATTAGTTGGTCAGGACAGGACAGTCTAGAGATAGCTAAAGTTCTGCGAGATTGGATACCTAATGTTATTCAAGTAGCTGAGCCATATGTTTCAGCAGAAGATATCGATAAAGGTACTCGCTGGGCTACCGATATCTCAAAAGAACTTGATGACTCTTCTTATGGAATTATTTGTCTTACAAAGAGTAATATTAATGCGCCTTGGATAAATTTTGAAGCAGGTGCTTTAGGCAAAAAAGTGGACAAAAGTCGAGTTAGCCCTTTTTTGTTTAAAATTAAACCTTCCGAAGTGACAGGCCCAATACTACAGTTTCAGTCTACTCGCTCAGATGACAAAAATGATATTTTGAAATTGATGTTATCAATAAATAAACAGGCAGGCTTTTTGTCTGAAGACCGTCTGACAAAATCTTTCGAACAATGGTGGCCAAGTTTAGAAAGTGAGTTGGATAAAATTCCAGATATTAGTCCTGCGGATAAAGATTCAGCGAAGCAAACTAAAGGTAGTGCAAGTTCTGAAATACAAAATCTTTCCCAGATTGTTGAAAGCTTACTAGATATCAGTCGAACTAATCATCAGTTATTACGTGATCCAGCATCTCTTTTGCCAGAAGAGTATGTTAATAAAATTATAAATAAAAATGAACGTAGGGAAAGTACATTAAGAACCGTAGTCTCGGATTTATTAATTGGATATAACTCAGCGGTTCGTCTAAAAAGAAATCTTATGAGGCATGGGGTGGATGAAGCCTCGATGGACGATTATGTTGATTCATTAAATAAAATAATAAGTCAGCTTACTAAACCAATGAATTACTTAGAGCGTCGCTATGGCAAGTCCAATATTCACATTTCAGATGATTTAATCGCTCGTTCAATTAGGCCGCGTTCTAGAAACCTGCTTGAGGTGATGTCTGAGGATGATGCGGATCAGGATGAGCTTATATAATCGATTTGGATTAACCACAAGGAATCTAAGATTGTAAGTTATTATGAATGCTGCAGCCACTATATCACCGAGGCTGCAGCATGCTAATGATGGATGTTTTATTTTCTTTAAGTATCTATCACTTCTCTTAAATACCAAGGTTGCCGACGCTGCATGAATTTGCATGCATTATTAATTAAAGATAATCTCTTCACTTACAGTTCTCGCACTGGTTTCAGTGCTGAATGCAACTGCATTAAAACCGCCCCGTTAAGCGGGCAGGCGAGGCGGGGAAAGCACTGCGCGCCAGACTACATTTACGCATTTATTTTCGCAGCCTGAGCGCGTCGCTGAGCCGCGCGGGTTCGTGAGGGTGTTGGTGGGTGATGCGGGGGCGTTTGAGGGCGTGGCAGGCTTCTGAGGCGGTCAGGCGTGGGGGTAAGAAAAAGCCGCCCGGAGGCGGCGGAAATCAGTCACTTTCAGTATCAAGGTTGTAACTTTTGAACCGGATCACCTCCTGACCGGCCCACGCGTTGACCTCGCGCATCCGGTCCTGTAGCGGGATGAGCTCGTTACGGACAAACACTTTTGCCACCTTCTCGATGTCGCCGAGCGAGCCGACGTTTTCCGGCTTGCCGCCCATCAGCTGGAACGGGATGCGGTGTGCGTCGAGCAGGTCGGCGGCGCTGACTTTCTTGATGTTGAAAAAGTCGTCTTTCGTGGCCACCTCGCTGAGCGGCACAATTTTAATGCCGTCCGGTTTTCCGTGCGGTGCGTAGAAAAACAGATTTTTGAAGTTGCCGAGCCCCTTCGAGCTGCGCATCGCGTCGCGCAGCGCCTCAACATCGGTACCGCTTTGCGCGGCGTCCGTCACATACATGATGTAACCCGCATGCGCCCCGTTCTGGTAATACTTGCGACGGAACAGCGTCGCCGCTTCATTCAGCCAGGCGGAGTTTAGCGCGCTGAGATATTCCGGCATGCCGTACAGCTCCTGATTAATGTCAGGCTCCAGCAGGTGGAACACGGAGCCCGGCGCGAACGGGTGCGGCTGGTCGAATGACGGCACCCACCAGTAGACATCCTCCTCAATACCACGCCGGGTGTATTTTGCCGGTGACGTTTCCAGCTTCAGCGGGCGACCGGTCACGCTCTTTCGTTGCTCTAAAAAGGCGTTGCCAAACACCAGAAAATCAAGCGCGAAGCGGCTGAAATCCTGTTGTGACAGAAGCGGGTGCGGAATAAACGTTGACGCCAGAATATTGCGCTTAACGTAAATCGGTGAGCTGTGATGAACGGCGGCACGCAGGCTTTTTGCCAGCCCGTTAAAGCTGACCGGTGGCTCGAACCAGCGGCCATTATTGACGCATTCCACGTAATCCAGAATATCGCGGCGGTCGAGCACGGCGCTCGGCTCACCAAAGGTAAATGCCTCCATTTTTTGGGGCGCGGTGTCTTTCATATTGCGCGGGCGCTTTTGTGGCTGCGGCTTGCGGCTTTTGTATTTACTCATCAGTTGAACTCCAGAATGGAAGATGTGGCCTGGCCGCTGCCAGCGGTGAGCGGTTCGTTTAACAGCGCATGCATGGTCGCCCAGGCGACGTCCGCGTGACTGGCTTCCTCGGTGCGGCTGGCCTCATAGGTCGCGCTGCGCCCGCTGCTGGTCATGGTCTTGCGGATAGCCATAAACGAGGTGGTGATGTCGGTGGCGCTGACGTCGTATTCGAGACAGCCACGGCGAATCACGTCTTTTGCTTTCAGCACCATCGCGGTTTTCATTTCCGGCGTGTAGCGGATATCGCGGGCGGCGGGATAAAACGAGCGAACCAGCTGGAAAACACCAATGCCGAGGCCGGTTGCATCGATACCGATATACTCGACCTTGTATTTTTCGGTGAGCTGGCGAATGGATTCGGCCTGTGTGGCGAAGTCCATGCCTTTCCACTGGTGACGCTCCAGAATGCGGAACTTGCCCCCGGCGACAACCGGCGGCGCAAGCACCACGCACCCGGCGCTGTCGCCACTGTGCGAGGGGTCGTAGCCAATCCACACCGGGCGGGAGCCGAACGGGTTGTCGGCGAACGGCGCAAAGTCCTCCCACTCTTCCAGGCTGTCGACCATGCAACGTTGCAAATCCTCGAACGGGAACACCGAGGCCTTGTCATCAACGAACTCGCACATAAACAGGTTACGGAAATCATCGACGCTGTTTTCCTGCCGGAGTTGCTCCAGGTTGAACAGCGTACAGCCCCCGGCGAGCGCATCCTCAATGGTGACTATCTGCCGCCACTGGCCATCAGGACACACCACGCCAGCGGCGAGGGCATCATGGCTGATATCGATGTCGACCCGGTCGCTGACGCGGGCGCGGCCACGGTTAAATAATTCTCCGGACCAGAACGGGTAAGCGCCATGCGCCAGGGTGGACGGTGTTGAAAAGTAGGTGCTGCGCAGGTGGCTTTGTGACGCCATGCCCGACGACACTTTGCGCAGTTTCTGGAAGTTGGGGATCCAGAATATTTCGTCGACATACAGGTCGCCGTTATGACTCTGCGCGGTGTTTGAGTTGGTGCCGAGAAAAATCAGCTTTGCGCCGTTGTTGCCAATGACGATCGGGTCGCCGGTCAGCTCCACATCAACCCGGCGGGCAAACTGGATGATGTACTCACGGAATACATACGCCTGCGTTTTACTCGCCGACAGAAAAATCTGGTTATGGCCGGTTTTCAGCGCGTGCAGCAGTGCCTCGCGGGAAAAATAGAACGTTGCCCCAATCTGGCGCGATTTCAGAATGTCGCGGATGCGATGCTCAAGCCCGGCGCGGTGCCAGCGGAGCTGATATTCGAAAGACTCCGCGAAAAAAATCTCTTCCAGTTTCTCGATAGCCTCGTCGCTGAAAAAGTTCTTTGTCGGCTTTTTGCGGTCGCCTTTATTGCGGTTGGCCACGTTGGGATTCAGGTCAGCCTCATTTCCTGTCTGGCCGTAGCGGTTAATGCGCGCGAAGCGCTCCATCTGCCGGGCAAGAAAATCGGCGACCTTGAAATCATGGGGCGTCAGGCTGGGTTTTGCATAAAGCTGGATCAACCGGGCCTCTAAGGTGCTTTCGACCCGGTTCAGCGGTGCCGTTTCCTCCCAGTGGTCGCGCTGTTTCCAGCTCTGCACCGTGGGGCGTTTGGTCTGCAACATGTCGGCAATCTGCGGCACGGAGAACCCCTGCCAGTACAGCAAGGCCGCCTGGCGTCGCGGGTCGTTTAACAAAGTGGTGTCGGTGGTGATGGTCATGGATGCCTCGCCGTGATTGATACAGGGCAAGGCTAAAGAAACGGGGGATGTGAATCGCTAAGGTGCTGTTGTGTGAGGGATAAGCCATCCGGGAGTGATGGCGGGAGAGTGGCGACGTCGGGAAACTAGCCCCGACCCGTTAACCCGACATCAGGACTCCTGACAATGGCAAAAAAAGTTTCAAAATGGTTTCGCATCGGCGTCGAAGGCGATACCTGTGACGGCCGCGTTATCAGCGTGACGGATATTCAGGAAATGGCTGAGACCTTTGACCCCCGCGTCTACGGTTGCCGCATTAACCTCGAACACCTGAAAGGCATCCTGCCGGAGGGTCCGTTCAGCCGTTACGGCGATGTGGTTGGGCTGAAGTCTGAAAAAATTGACGACGACTCGGTACTGGAAGGCAAGCTGGCGCTGTTCGCTAAAATCACCCCGACCGATGACCTGATCGCAATGAATAAAAAATTGCAGAAGGTTTACACCTCCATGGAAATCCAGCCGAATTTTGCCAATAGCGGCAAATGCTACCTGGTCGGCCTCGCCGTGACCGATGACCCGGCCAGCCTCGGCACTGAATACCTCGAATTTTGCCGGGGGGCCAAATTCAACCCCCTAAACCGCTTCAAAGCCGCACCGGGCAACCTGATTTCCGTCGCCACCCTCGCCGAGCTGGAATTCGAAGACCTGCCGGAAAATGTCTTTACCGCCCTGAGCGACAAAGTGAAGACGATTTTCAGCCGCAAACAGGCCAGCGATGACGCCCGTTTTCAGGATGTGCATGAAGCCGTGACGACCGTCAGTGAACATGTGCAGGAAAACCTCACTGCCACTGAGCAACGTCTTGCCGCGCTGGAAAATGCCTTTGCGACACTGAAACAGGACGTCACCAGTAAAGCCGACCAGACCCGCCAGGCATTCAGCCAGTTAAAAACCACGCTGGATAACACCGAAAGCACCACGCAGCCCCGCCGAAAGCTCTCCACCGGCGGCGGTGGTGATGAGCTGCTGACTGACTGCTAAACGGTCATGAATTTATCGCCGGGCAACAGCTTTGCCCGGTCAGACAACCCGATTTAACCCAACAGGAAAGACTATGCGTCAGGAAACCCGTTTTAAATTCAATGGCTATCTGTCCCGCGTTGCCGAGCTGAACGGCATCGATCCGGACGATGTGAGTAAAAAATTCTCCGTCGAGCCGTCCGTCACGCAAACCATGATGAACACCGTGCAGATGTCCTCGGCCTTTTTGCAGAAAATTAATATCGTGCCGGTGGATGAGCTGAAGGGTGAAAAAATTGGCGTCGGCGTCAATGGCACCATCGCCAGCACCACGGACACCAACAGCGGCCAGGAGCGTAAAACCGCCGACTTTACCGCGCTGGAGTCCAGAAAGTACGAGTGCGACCAGGTCAACTTTGACTTCCACTTCAAGTATAAAAAGCTGGATTTGTGGGCGCGCTTCCAGGACTTCCAGCGCCGTATTCGCGATGCCATTATCCAGCGTCAGGCGCTTGATTTCATCATGGCCGGGTTCAACGGTGTTGAGCGTGCTGAAACCTCTGACCGCAAAGCCCATCCGATGTTGCAGGATGTCGCCGTGGGCTGGCCGCAGAAATACCGCAATGAAGCGCCGACCCGCGTGATGAGTAAAATCGTCGACGAGGAAGGGAAAGTGGTTTCCGCTGTTATCCGCGTCGGTAAAAACGGCGATTACGTTAACCTTGATGCGCTGGTCATGGATGCCACCGACAACCTGATTGATGAGATTTATCAGGAGGATTCGGAGCTCGTGGCGATTGTGGGGCGTAAGCTGCTGGCCGACAAATACTTCCCCATCGTCAACAAAGACCAGCCCAACACCGAAGCGCTGGCGGCTGACATCATCATCAGCCAGAAACGCATCGGCAACCTGCCTGCTGTTCGCGTGCCGTATTTCCCGCCTAACTCAATTATGGTGACGCGTCTCGATAACCTGTCCATCTATTTCATGGACGAAAGTCACCGCCGCTCCATCATCGAAAACCCGAGACTCGACCAGGTGGAAAACTACGAATCGATGAACATCGATTATGTGGTCGAAACCTACGCCGCCGGGTGCTTCATTGAAAATATCAAGCTGGGCGATTTCTCTGCCGCGCAACCGGAGGGCTAACCGATGACGAGTCCCGCACAGCGTCACATGATGCGGGTCTCGGCCATTGAAACCGCGCAGCGGGAAAACAACCCGCTGCGGCATGCCACTGCCTACGAGCAGATGCTGGTTAAGCTGGCCGCAGACCAACGCACATTAAAAGCCATCTTTGGTAAAGAGCTGAAAGCCAGGAAAAAGCGCGAGCTGCTGCCGTTCTATCTGCCGTGGGTCAGTGGCGTACTGGAACAGGGCAAAGGCGCGCAGGATGACATCGTGATGACCGTCATGCTGTGGCGTCTTGATGTCGGCGATATCGGCGGCGCGATGGATATCGCCCGCTACGCCTTCAAGTACGGTCTGACCATGCCAGGCAGGCACCGCCGCCCGCCGCAGTACATGTTCACCGAAGAGGTGGCACTCGCCGCCATGCGTGCCCACGCCGCCGGTGAACCGGTCGTCGTCAGCCAGCTACTCGACACACTGGCGCTGACCGCCGCCGCCGATATGCCTGATGAGGTGCGCGCAAAACTGCACAAAATCACCGGCCAGGTGCTGCGGGACAACAAACAGCCCGCCGACGCGCTGGCCCACCTCAAGCGAGCGATGCAGCTCGATTGTCAGGCAGGCGTCAAAAAAGACATTGAACGGCTTGAGCGTGAGCTGAAGCCCAGACCGGCAACGGTCGTTAAAGCCCCGGTAAGAGCGCCGCGCGCCGTGAAAACCACGGCACCGGCTAAACGTGGCCGACCGAAAAAGAACCCCGGTTAACAGAATGCGCCCCGCGCCAGGGCGGCACGCCGGTCGATGAGGGTGTTTTACCCGACCTGAGACCGGCGTCCACCGCCCACCTATTCAGAGGTAGTCATGACGACGCTGATTATTAACAAAAACAATGAGCCGCAGCCGGGTGGTGTGGTGGTCATCCCGCCGCCTGCCAGCGATGAGCCGGTAATAAAAAACACTTTTTTCTTTCCTGACATCGACCCGAAACGCGTGCGTGAAGGGATGCGCCTTGAGCAGACCGTTGCCCCGGCCCGACTGCGTGAGGCCATCAAAACCGGCATCGCTGAAACCAATGCCGAGCTGTATCTGTGGCGCGAGCAGCAGATTGCCGGGGGGTTTAGCAAGCTGGCCAGTGTGCCGGCGGATGAGCTCGACGGCGAGAGCGTGCGTGTTTTCTACTACCTGCGCGCCGTGACCTCAATGGCGACCGCTACGCTCTACGAGCGTTATCGCGGCGTGGATGCCAGCGCCAGAGGCGATAAAAAGGCCGACAGTATCGACACCACGGTCGACGAGTTGTGGCGGGACATGCGCTGGGCCGTGTCACGCGTCCAGGACAAACCCCGCTGCATCGTGAGCCAAATCTGATGCAGGGCATCGCACAACAGGGCGACACGCTGGACATGATTTGCGCCCGCTATTACGGGCGCACTGAGGGGGTCTTCGAGTCGGTGCTCGCTGCCAATCCGGGGCTGGCCGAACTCGGCGCTGTGCTGCCACATGGCACGGTGGTCGAACTGCCCGATGTCCAGTCATCCCCCGTAACTGAAACACTTAATCTGTGGGAGTAAACACATGACGGAAGGTGAAAAAAGCGTCCTGTCCCTCTTTGTTATCGGCGTGCTGATTGTCGTCGGTAAGGTGCTGGCCGGTGGCGAGCCCATCACCGCCCGGCTTTTTATTGGTCGCATGCTGCTGGGCGGCTTTGTCTCGATGGTGGCCGGGGTGGCCCTGGTGCAGTTTCCCGACCTGCCGCCCGCCGCCGTGTGCGGATTTGGCTCCATGCTGGGTATCGCCGGTTATCAGGCGGTGGAGATTGCGATCCAGCGCAGAATTAAAAAAGGGGAAAACGATGGCGGTCATTAAGACACACCCCAACGTCGCGGCATTCCTCGACATGCTGGCGTTTTCTGAAGGTACGGCGACGCACCCGCTGACCAGAAACAACGGGTACGACGTCATTGTCACCGGTATTGATGGCAAGCCGGAGATTTTTACCGACTATCGCGAACACCCGTTTGCCGGTGGGCGCCCGGCGAAGGTCTTTAATCGCCGCGGGGAAAAATCCACGGCATCCGGGCGTTACCAGCAGCTTTACCTGTTCTGGCCGCATTACAAAAAGCTGCTCGCTTTGCCGGATTTCAGCCCGGTATCACAGGACAGGCTCGCCATTCAGCTGATTCGTGAGCGCGGCGCGCTGGAAGACTTGCAGCAGGGGCGCATTGAGCGCGTGATTTCCCGCTGTCGCAATATCTGGGCTTCATTGCCAGGCGCGGGGTATGGTCAGCGTGAGCACAGCCTCGACAAACTGGTCGCCGTGTGGCGCAAGGCCGGAGGGGTATCCGCATGAAAATATTCATTATCCTGCTGGCACTGGCCTGCGCGGGTCTGCTGTGGATGCGACACGATAACAGCAATTTGCGCGCCTCTTTTGAACGTGCGAACCGGGTCGCCGGTGAACGCAAAACGACAATCACCATGCTGAAAAATCAGCTCAACGTTGCCGCAGAGCAGTCGCAGCGCAAAGAGCGGGCGCAGGTTGCCATGCGGGACAAACTCACTGCGGCTAATCTGCTGGCCTTCCGGCGTGAACAAACTATCACGAGGTTACTCAATGAAAATGACGCGTTTCGCCGCTGGTATCGCGCTGATTTACCTGATGCTGTGCGCCGGTTGCACCAGCGCGCCGCCTGCACCAACGCCGCCGCCGGTGATTGTTTACAACGCCTGCCCGAAGGTCAGCCCCTGCCCGATGCCGGGCAGCGACCCGCTGACTAATGGCGACCTGAGTGCGGATATACGCCAGCTCGAAAACGCCCTGAAAAGCTGCGCAATCCAGGTCGATACGGTTAAACAATGCCAGGATGAAATCGATGCAAAAGCCCAACAGTCTGCGAAAAGCCTTAACTGATGCGGTGCCGGTACTGCGTACCAACCCCGATATGCTTCACCTTCGCCTGGACGATGGCAACAATACGGCGACGCTGGCGCGCTCCCTGTCGTTTGAAAAGCGGTACGCGCTTAACATCGTGGTCACGGATTTTACCGACGATATTGACCTGCTGTTTGTGCCGATTATGGCCTGGCTGCGGGTCAATCAGCCGGACATCATGACAACCGACGAGGGGAGAAAAAAAGGATTTGCCTGGTACGCTGACATTAATAACGACAGCAGCCTCGATGTCAGCATCAGCCTGTTGCTGACCGAACGCACGCTGGTCAAAGAGGCCGACGGCGCAATGTACGTTGAGAACATCCCGGAGCCGCCACCGCCGGAGCCGGTGACACGCCCTGTTGAGATGTGGAGTAATGGCGAGCGGGTGAGTAAATGGGATGAATGACTTCAAACCCTTTGAGGACAAGCTTGCCGGATTGATAGCGGCGCTTTCCCCTGCCGGGCGTCGTCGGATGACCGCCGACATTGCGAAGAAACTGCGCCAGCGGCAACAGCAGCGCATTAAATTGCAGAAAGCGCCGGACGGTTCTTCATTTGCCCCGCGTAAGCGCCAGCCCGTCAGAGCTAAGAAAGGCCGAATTAAGCGCGAGATGTTCGCGAAACTGCGCACCAACCGCTATATGAAAGCGACCGGCAACGACAACGCGGCGGTGGTGGAATTTACCGGGAAAGTACAGCGCATCGCCCGTGTGCATCAGTTGGGGCTACAGGATAAGCCATCTCCCAAAAGCGCTACTGTCGACTACCCGCAGCGCCAGCTTTTGGGCTTCACCAAAGATGACCGGCAGCTTGTGGAAAGCGTCATTATCGACTATCTCTCTGATTGAACTGTATCAGCTCAGGTTTGAGCTGACAGTTTCTATTGGTAAGATACTGTCAAATATTGCAGTTTGCGTTGAGCGAGAACCGAATGTTATTTGCAGTGATTAATCACGAAAGGTAATTTAAAAGACAATCGCAAAATTAATTAAGATTATAAGTGCGCTTCACTTTATGTGTTTTTTACTCGTAATCTTAAGGCTAAATTAAATGTGGCGGTCACCTATATCTGTAATAGATGACCGCTATAATAGCATTATTCAATTATTCTGTATTTGTTTTTGTATGTCTCTGGTAAATTTTGCACTTCAAAAGCATTTGTCAATAATACAATAGAGTGAGACCTAAGAGGATACTCGTAAAAAATATTTAACTTAACGCTCTCAAAGTCGGAGGTAATTACATCTCCATTAAGAAAGCGAATAAAATCGTTTAATGTGAATTCTTTTTCTTTCCATGTGCTATATGTCTTTTCCATACACTGCAAATCACCAGTTTCAATGAAGTTCATTAATTCATTGGCATGGTAAACTTTAATGTTATCTTTAGTCAGTCCGTACAAAACCCTATTGGCATTTATAATGCCATAATTTATTTGCTCTACTTTTGATGAGTTTATTCCAGCATTTGACAATAATTGTTTGAATGATTGTTTATTACTAAGTATTCCTTTGAATTTATTGATCTGGCCAAATCCTTTTAGGATATGGCTGTAAGTATTTCTCAGCTCAAACGAGTTTACTGGATGATATGGATTTTTACATTCAAAAACAAATAGCGAACCATCTAAAAACGCTAATATATCTATTTCATCTTTTCCGTATTTAAAATCACTTTTGACATAAAAACCAGCCTTTTCCAAAGTGTTTTTAATTGACTCGACCATGTAATCTTTTTTTTTGAAAGTTGATAAGTTTATTTTTTCATTCAATGCAAAGGATCTAATTAAATTAGAATGCGAAAAAACGGTAGGAAGAATTAGACTCGCATCTCCCATTTTTATTACTGGACTGTATTGCAAATCTAAAGTTTCGTTTTTATCAGAGAAGTCAATGCTAATCTTGGAGATAATATCTAAACAATCTTCTATCGAATGGTTTGTTATATGATTAAATATCTCTGCAAGTTTTAATGTTTTCATCACGGGAAGAACTGATCTCTTTCTTATTAAATCTGCATTCATGTGCTGATTTTTAAGTAGTTGATTATAGGCGTGATTGTAAACATAGCTAATAAATCCAAAGAATCTTTGTATCTTTATAATGTCTAATGCCGTGAAATTTTTAAAGATTTTCATGGATATATAGTCGATGTTGTAGTTTTCCAGAGATAGAGTCCATAGCATTGCCATTTCCTCAAAAAATAGTTTATCGGTTCTAAATAGGTCATCTTTACTTTCTAAATGGTTGAGAATTGTTTTTAGTACAATTCGTTCAATTGGCTCCTTTTTAATTGTATATAGATTTTCCTCGGCAAAGCCATCTTTACAAAGGTTCTCCATCCATTCTGCGAACTTAGCTTGTGTGGCAAAATCACTATCTTGCAATAATCTTGAGTTTATGGCCATCCATCTTAGATCTGATTTTGCATATCCTTGCCGTAAAGCGTATTCGAATTCTTTATTATGCACAACAATTTGATTTACATTTTTAACATCCACATGGTAATTAAAGAAATCGACATTAATCTCTGATTCATTAAATATTTGAATTAAATATGCATCATAAAAAATTTTGAGATATGCTTCATCAATGCAACAGTCTTCTACATAAATACTATCCTCGCCTCTAATGTTAGGGTTAACTTCCTTAAGTAATTGTAAGGTATATGAAATTGATGATATAAATGTTTCTCTGCTGGCATAATATAAAGAGTCTTTAAGGCTTACCTCATTGGGTTCAAAAAAATTGCTTATATCATGAAATTTCATCTCAGCAATTGCGAGTGCGTTTTTTAAAAAGTCAGGTCTTGATTTAATAAAAGATTGTATTTTATTTTTAAGAGACAATATGTCAGAAGATAATAAAGATAACGAAATTACGTTTTTAATGTAAGTTTTATCATCATTCTTGAAATTGCATTTTTCGTATGCATCAAATATAACCTCCCTAAGTAGGTTTGCTTTATACCCGTATTTGGATGATCTAAACACCCCTCGTTTTTTAATTTTCTGAATAGGTTCATCAAAACCACATAAGAAGATGAAACGTGAAAAGCCAAATGACTTGTTATAATCTCTTTTTTGTATTGACTCTATTAAATAGCTGGTGGCAAGTTCGAGTATTTTATCTTTGTCTTTATTTGAAGTGCCATCAATCATCTGTTTTAAAATCAATGTTTGTTCATTGAGAATGTTTTGAGGTGTTTTTTTGTTTGATATCTTTTCAATGTGAACTAAGAATTTATTTATCAATTTCAAGCTCCTCGTTGTTTCAGAGATTATTCTATACCTAGACTGACATTACTTAGCGGCATAGGACTTTGTTTTTATACGGTTCGATATTTAAACATTACTTAAAAAAACACTAACGTTCAATAGAATAATTTAAATACTATGATCTTGGATATGTAAATATGAAATTAGACTAGGGTATCTTTACGCCTAAAACTTTTCATTGTTAAGGCTTTAGGATGATTACATACATGCTGTCGATTTGTCTTTTGCGAGTCTATATGCATGATTTTGACACTGATCTGCCCGTCAGATTAGGTCTGGATCTGTATGGATGTATCAGATCAAATCCGGGCTGATACAGATAACGTTGTGCCAGCCAGGGCAAAACGCCCGCAGATTGCCGCCGGAACACCCCGACGGCATCCTTTCCCCTATGAATAATCTCGCATCTATCCAGGAACTCGCCCGGGCGATACGCAACATGATCCGCACCGGCATCGTCGTCGAAACTGACCTCGAAGCCGGGCGCTGTCGCGTGCAGACCGGCGGCATTTATACCGACTGGCTCCAGTGGTTAACGCACCGGGCCGGGCGCTCGCGCACCTGGTGGGCTCCCTCTGTTGGTGAACAGGTGATGATTCTGGCCGTGGGCGGTGAACTCGATACCGCTTTTGTGCTGCCCGGCATTTATTCCGACGACGACCCCGCACCATCGGCCTCGGCGGATGCCTGGCACGTTGAGTTTCCCGACGGTGCTGTCATGAGTTATGAGCCGGAAACCGGCGCGCTGACCGTCACCGGCATTAAAACTGCCGATGTGACCGCATCCGGTTCGGTTGCCGTCAGCGTGCCGGTAGTGCTGGTCAAAGCCTCCACCCGCGTCACCCTCGATACGCCGGAGGTGGTCTGCACCAATAAGCTGACGACCGGCACGCTGGAGGTGAAGCAAGGTGGCAGGATGTCCGGCGATATCGAGCACAGCGGCGGCGCTTTCACATCGAACGGTGTCCAGGTGGATAAACACGCTCACGGTGGCATCAAACGTGGCGATGAATGGACGGAGGGGACCCAGTGACAGCCCGTTACCTTGGCATGAACCGCATGACCGGCGGGCGCATTTCAGACGTGGACCATATCAGCCAGAGCATCGGGGATATTCTGCGCACGCCCGTTGGTTCCCGCGTCATGCGTCGCGAATACGGCTCATTGTTGTCGCAGATGATTGACCAGCCTCAGACCCCGGCGCTTGAGCTGCAAATTATGGCGGCGTGCTACATGGCGATCCTCAAATGGGAGCCGCGTGTCAGGCTGACCAGCATCACTACCGCGCGGCTGTTTAACGGGCAGATGGTCGTCGAGGTGACCGGACAAATCACCGGTACCGGCGAGAGCCTTTCCTTAACCCTTCCTGTGAGTTGAATCTATGGCAGTTATCGACCTGAGCCAGCTCCCCGCGCCTGATGTGGTGGAAACGCTGGATTTTGAAACCCTCCTCGCAGAGCGTAAGGCCACGCTGGTTTCGCTCTACCCGGAGGATGAGCAGGAGGCGGTCGCCAGAGCACTGACGCTGGAGTCAGAGCCACTGGTGAAATATCTGGAAGAGAATGCCTACCGGGAGGTGATTTTACGCCAGCGTATTAACGAGGCGGCACAGGCCGGCATGGTGGCCTATGCCATTAAAAACGACCTCGACCAGCTTGCGGCAAATAATAACGTTGAGCGCCTGGTCATCACCGCCGCAGACGACACCCAAATCCCGCCGGTGGCGGCGGTCATGGAGTCCGACAGCGATTTACGTCAGCGCATCCCGGCGGCCTTTGAAGGGATGAGCGTTGCCGGGCCTGCCGGTGCCTATGAATTTCACGCCATGAGCGCCGATGGTCGTGTCGCGGATGCCACGGCGAACAGTCCCGCCCCCGCAGAAGTCACTGTCGCGGTGTTGTCACGGGAAGGTGACGGCACGGCATCGGATGATTTGCTGCTGGCCGTCAGTACGGCGCTGAATGATGAGACGGTACGCCCGGTCGGTGACCGCCTGACGGTTGTTTCGGCTGAGATTATCCCTTATGCGGTCGACGCCGTGCTGTACGTGTACCCCGGCCCGGCGACCGAGCCGATTCTGGCTGCCGCCAGAACACAACTGACCGCCTATATCACCGAGCAGCGTCGCCTCGGTCGTGACATCCGGATGTCAGCGATATACGCCGCGCTGCATGTACAGGGTGTCCAGCGTGTTGAGCTTCTTCAGCCGCGGGCGGATGTGGTGCTCGATAAAACTCAGGCCGCGTACTGCACCGACACCCGCGTGGTGATTGGGGGCTCGGATGAGTAATTCACTGATGGCGACCGGGTCATCACCGCTGGAACAGCGCGCTGCTGCCGCGTGTGCCGTCATCAGTGACCTGAATGTCCCCTTGCGTGACCTGTGGGATCCGTGGAAATGCCCGGTGAAATTCCTGCCGTATCTGGCGTGGGCGTTTTCCGTCGACCGCTGGGAGGAAACCTGGTCAGAGAGGGATAAGCGCCAGGCGGTCAGCGATGCGTTCTGGATCCACCAACGTAAGGGGACGGTGGCGGCGGTTCGCCGGGTGATTGAAAACCTCGGCTACAGCATGACGCTTCAGGAATGGTGGGAGGTGGCCGACCCCGCCGGGACATTCCGCCTTGAGATTGACCTGAATGATATCGGTATTACCGAGACGATGATTAAGGAGCTGGAACGGATTATTGGCGATGCGCGGCCGGTCAGCCGCCACATTGCCCGCCTGTCACTGTCAGCGGGGACCACCGGTCCGGTGTATACCGGTGCCGCATCGTGCAGCGGGGAGGTCATCAGCGTGTATCCGCCGGAATATACGCCGGATGAGGCCGCCCGTTACGACGGCGGCGGGTTCCATTCCGGGTCGGTCACCTATACCGAAAACCAGCGGGGAGAAGACCCTCACCGCTATGACGGTCGCACTTTTCACGATGGCCGTGGCGTTTACGCAGGAGAATAACATGAGTGCAATTAACGAACAGACGAAATGGGAAGATGAGGTTTACCTGCTGGCGCGTGAAGACCGGGTGGAGGGCGGCATTTATGGTCCGTCAAACAAACAGGCCCGGCAGCTGGCGAACCGTACCCGCTATTTAAAAACCGCCGTTGAGTCGCTTCAGGACTACCGGGATTACACCTTCTTCATGACCCCGGATGACCCGGACGGTACTGTTGCGGGGCTTGCCGGTACGCCGGAGGGGAAACTCTTTCGCGTGGTGGTGCCTGACAGCGAGGGGCAACTGCTGGCCTTTATCTATTACCAGAAGCGCAACGGTCAGGCGAACCGGCTGAATGCGCTGGCAAGTCAGCAGGCGATTACGTCCCTGCGCCAGCAACTGGAGCAGGACACCGGCGAGGCGCTGGATGGCCTGACCGCGTTGCAGTCCGGTCTCCAGTCGCTGACAGCCGCACTGATGCAGCTCGGTCTCGATGAGATGGCCGCGCAGGTGACCAGCATGGCCGCTTCACAAAAAAGTCAGTCAGACCAGATTCAGGCGCTGATGCTGGCGTTTCAGTCCGGTATGCGGGCGCTGGCTCTGGTGGAGGCCACCCCCGAGGAGGTGGAAAGTCATCAGCTGAGTAACCTCTATGCCTTCCAGGTGCTGGCCCGTCAGCTGCTCCCGCTCGACGGCTTCGACCCCTCAGCGGCAGGCAGTGGCACGGGAAACCGGGAGGCGCAGGCGAAATATCCGGGCGTGTTTGCCTTCGGTGAGCCGCGCGGTCTGATTCGCCTGGACGTCACCTCCGACAGCGGCGCACCGACCAGCAAGGACAACCCGGTTAACGGCACCTTACAGGTGGACGTCGACGGGGAGATGTTCACGGCATACGTGTCCTTCAAGGTTCAGGGGGCCTCGTCGGCGGGGTATCCGAAAAAGAACATGAAATTCGAGCTGTTTGCCGACGCGGCGCATACCGAAAATGTCAGCCTGAAAATCGGCGATGTGGTGCCAAAGGACAAATGGATTTTCAAGGCGAACTGGATTGACTCGACCCACCTGCGCAATGTGCTCTGCTACAACCTGTGGCAGAAGGTGATGGCGACCCGCAGCGGCTGGCCGCGCCGGGATATTGATAACAGCTACGTGGGGAAGCTGGGGGCCAGCGCCATTGATACCGGTGCCATCGGCTGCCCGAAGGGGTACGCCTGCGTGCTGTATATCAACGGTGAGTTTTACGGGATAGGGGATTTTCTCTACAACTCGTCACGCAAGGATTACAACATCGCCAAAAACAACCCGGAGCAAATCATGATTATCTGGGACGGAGCGATTAACATCCCGGCGCTCACGGATAACGGCACCTGGGTGATGGACTCACCTTCGAAACCCACGGCGGAAACGGCTGCCTGCCTCGACCGCTGGCGGGACTTCGCGCAGTCCGCGCAGGACGCGTTTACCGCCGCCGCCGGTACGCATCTGGATAAAAACAACGTGGTGGATTTCTACGTCTTCCTCAGCTTTATCTGCGCCCCGGACTGCGTGCAGAAGAACACCACGTTTATCACCTGGGACGGCACGAAATGGTTTTTCATGCCCTATGACCTGGATACCACCTTTGGTCTGCATTACGCAGGAACGTCGATTGCCTATCCGCCAGACCTGAATCTGTTTGATAACGGCCTCGCCATGCAGGTCAACCGCACCTTCTGGAAGAAAGTCCGTACCACCTTCCAGGCGGAAATGAATGCCCGCTATGCGGAGCTGCGGGATAACGGTCTGTTTTCACAGGGCGGCGTGCTGGAGCTGGCCCGCGACCTGCTGGGACGCTACACCCCGGAACTGATGCAGGCTGAATATGAAAAATGGCCGAATGTGCCCTCCCTGAGCATCACCAGTCTGGACCAGATGATGGACTGGACCCGACAGCGTATTGCATACCTGGACACTTTTTTCAGCTACCACCAGTAAGGACCCACCATGACCACGATTTTAGTCAAAGATGCGCTGCGGACCTCCGTTGAGGCGGCTTCGGGCGGAAAACAGACGGTGCTGTATACCCCGAAGGGACAGCCGACCTTTGTGAACATTATCCCGAAGGTGAGTATCGAAAGCCTGAACCCGGCGCTGGGGATTTCCGGCGTACACCCGGCCTTTAAGCAGGGCGACAGGGAAATCCCGTATCTGTATGTCGGAACCTATCAGGGATGCGTGCTGAACGGCGAGGTCCTGAGTCTGCCCAGTGTGGATGCGAATGCCTGTAACGCAACCAGCGCCACCCTTTTCCCGTTACTGAAAGCGATGGGCAGCACCTGGCACGGCATGACGTCGGTCGAGTGGGCGCTGATGCAGGCGATGGCCGTGAAAAGCCGGTACAGTCCCCTGGGTGCCGATGTCTACGGCAAGTCCGCGCTGGATGCGACCCAGACCGGACGCCGTATCGACGGCAAAGAGGCAGGCGATTTGTCCTCGCAGTCTCCGCGCATTTATACCGGCTCCGGTCCGGTCTCTTATCGCCAGGACAAAAAATACAACGGTATCAGCGACCTTGCCGGAAATGTCTGGGAGCGTACCTACGGCGCGCGTGTGGTGGGTGGCGAAATCCAGCTCTACGGGACCGGCAATGAGGCCGCGCTCGCCGCCTCCGCGGTGTTCAGTGCGCACGGCGCTGATGTGCCGGGCTGGTACGCCATCCATGCGGTGACCGGGGCTTTTATCACCCCGACGCACACCGGGAACACCACCACGGCGGACTATGTGGCCACCACCCCCAACAGCGTGCGGGCGGTGACAAAGACCACCGGGCTGGCTGACAACGAGTTTTATCACCCTGCCTGGGGCGGGACCTTCGTTCAGCCGCAGAACACGCTGCCGGAAGCGGTAAAGAATCTTCTGGAGCTGTATGGCGTGTGGCCGTCCCTGACCGGGAAAGCGATTGTCCCGGCAGGGTCGACCGTCAACTACAACGCGGGCGCGACAAGCTGCATGCATCCGGTGCGCGGTAAGAACGATATTTTCCAGTTTGGCTTTGCCAACAATATCGAAGTGCTGAATTCCGAGATGGGTCTGCGCCCGGTGTATTACGCGCCCCTGAGTTAATCCCGAGGCCGCCCCGCTCCGGCGGGGAAGCCCGCTATTACGGACTGCCTTATGAGTAAAAAATTCAGCGCCATACTGACCGCGCAGGGGGCTGAACGTCTGGCCGCTGCGGCGGTGAAGGGTATCCCCCTGGGTATCACTCACATGGCCGTCGGCGACGGGGGAGGTGTCCTGCCGGTGCCGTCCCCGGACCAGACCGCCCTGATTAACGAGCAGTACCGCGCACCGTTAAACCGGCTGGTTATCGCTGACCAGGCGGCAAATGTTATCCGCGCCGAAATGATTATGCCGCCGCAGGCCGGGGGCTTCTGGATACGAGAGGCCGCACTCTTTGACGAGACCGGCATCTGCCTGGCGGTGGCTAACCTGCCCGAATCCTACAAGCCGCTTCTGGCGGAAGGGTCGGGACGTTTCCAGGTAATTAATATCTGGCTGATGGTAAGCCAGACCGCCGATGTGCAGATGATAGCGGACCCGTCAGTCATCCTGGCGACGGTGGAAGAAGTCCGCCGGGCAGGGAACAACGCCAAAGATTATGCCGATGACATTGTTTCCACTCTGGAGAATGAGACAAGGGAGGCCATTGCATCAGCGGTCAGCACCGCTATCCGTGATTTCTGGGAAGCGGAAAACCCCGTCGGCACGGTCCGGTTTTACAGCCAGCATGTGGACCCGAATGAACGCTACCCGTGGTCAACGTGGACGTATACCGGTGAGAACAGAACCATTCGCGTGGCAAAAGCGGACGGCTCCAATGTCGGTGCCACCGGCGGCAGCGATACGGTTACCCTTCAGCGGGCGAATCTTCCCGTCGTGCAGATTGATGTAAGCGGGGAAACCAGCGAGCAGCCTGAGCAGAAGCTGACGACCACGCGCGGCGGTATTCACCACCATGGTGGTGTGGCCGGTAAAGATGACCCCTGGGAAATCGGCGGAGATGTGCGGCAGCTCTTTAACCCGAAAGAGCCGGGTGTGACGGATGACGCCGGAGAGCACGACCACGAAGTCACGGTACCGGCGCATAAACACACGACCAGCGGCAAAACGGATAACCTCGGCGAGGGTAAATCGTTCAGCGTGGTGGAAGCTCACACCCTGCTGATGTGCTGGAGCCGTGTTGCCTGACCTGTGACGGTCATTCCTGTTGTACTGTCCCTGCTACAGCGGGGATGACTCGTCACTCCTTCCCCCACGACTGAAAATAATGCTCACCCTTAACCACGGAGTTAAACGGATGAGCGATTTTCATCACGGCGTCCAGGTTGTCGAGATTAACGACGGCACCCGCGTCATTTCCACCGTATCCACAGCGATTATCGGTATGGTCTGCACGGCCAGCGATGCCGATGCCGCCACCTTCCCGCTCAACAAGCCCGTACTGATCACCAGCGTGCAAAGCGCCATTGCGAAAGCGGGTACCAAAGGCACCCTTGCCGCCTCCCTCCAGGCCATCGCCGACCAGTCAAAACCGGTCATTGTTGTCGTGCGCGTTGCTGAAGGGGCGGGCAACGATGCCGAAGCGCAGACTGTCTCTAATATCATCGGCGGCACTGACGAGAGCGGCAATTACACCGGGCTCAAAGCGCTGCTCACGGCTGAGGCCGTCACCGGCGTTAAACCGCGCATCCTCGGCGTGCCGGGTCTCGACTCCCTCGAAGTGGCGACCGCGCTCGCGCCGGTTTGTCAGAAGCTGCGCGCCTTTGGCTATATCAGCGCCTGGAACTGTCAGACCCTTTCCGAGGCCATGCTTTATCGTAAGAATTTCAGCCAGCGCGAGCTGATGGTTATCTGGCCGGATTTTCTGGCATGGGATACCACGGCGAACGCGACCGAAACCGCCTGGGCGACCGCCCGCGCGCTGGGCCTGCGCGCCAGAATCGACCAGGAAACCGGCTGGCATAAAACCCTGTCAAACGTCGGTGTGAATGGCGTCACCGGCATCAGCGCGTCGGTCTTCTGGGATTTGCAGGAGTCCGGCACCGATGCCGACCTGCTGAACGAGGCTGGCGTCACCACACTCATTCGCAAAGACGGTTTCCGCTTCTGGGGCAACCGCTCCTGCTCCGATGACCCGCTGTTCCTGTTCGAGAACTACACCCGCACCGCGCAGGTTATTGCCGACACGATGGCCGCCGGTCACATGTGGGCGGTCGATAAGCCCATCACCGCCACTCTCATCCGTGACATCGTTGCGGGTATCAATGCGAAATTCCGCGAGATGAAAACGGCGGGCTACATCGTCGATGCGACCTGCTGGTTTGATGAAGCGGCGAACGACGCGGCGACCCTCAAAGCCGGGAAATTGTATATCGATTACGACTATACGCCGGTTCCCCCTCTCGAAAACCTGACGCTGCGCCAGCGCATTACCGATAAATACCTGGCGAATCTGGTGTCATCGGTTAACAGCAATTAAGGAGCCTTAACCCATGGCAATGCCGCGCAAACTTAAATTCATGAACACATTTCTGGATGGCGTCAGCTACCTCGGCGTTATCGAGTCCGTCACCCTGCCAAAACTGACCCGTAAGCTGGAAAATTACCGGGGCGGCGGGATGTCCGGCTCGGCCCCGGTCGATTTCGGCCTCGACGATGATGCGCTGACGATGGAAATCTCCCTCGGCGGCTTCCCTGATGATGCGATCTGGTCGCTTTACGGTGCCGTCGGTACCGGGACGCTGTTGCGCTATGCAGGCTCGTACCAGCAGGACGATACCGGCGAAACCGTGGCGGTGGAAGTTGAGACCCGTTTCAAGGTGAAGGAAGTCGATAACGGCGAGAGCAAGCAGGGCGAGGATACCAGCAGCAAATTATCGCTGGTCTGCACGTACTACAGGCTGACCATGAACGGTAAAGAGCTGGTTGAAATCGATGTCCTCAACATGATTGAGAAGGTGAACGGCGTCGACCGCCTCGACCAGCACCGCCGCAATATCGGTCTGTAATTTTTCCCCGATCAGCACGGCTGGCCGGTTAACCCCGAATCCGTAAACAGCGAGAAACTTATGAGCAAAGAAAATATCGTCACCCTGGAAAACCCCATCAAACGCGGCGAGCAGGTCATCGAAACCATCACCCTGATGAAGCCCAACGCCGGAACCCTGCGCGGCGTCAGCCTGGCCGATGTCGCCCGCTCTGAAGTCGACGCCCTGATTAAGGTGCTGCCGCGTATGACCAGCCCGTCACTGACTGAGTCGGATGTCGTGATGATGGATTTGCCCGACCTGATGGCGCTGGCAACGAAGGTGATCGGTTTTTTGTCGCCGAATTTGGCGGATTAAATTTCCCGAAAAACCTGTCGGTCGATGACCTGATGGCGGATATCGCGGTGATTTTTCACTGGCCGCCATCAGAGTTGTATCCCATGAGCCTGACCGAACTTACCACCTGGCGAGAAAAGGCCATTCAACGAAGCGGACACACGAATGAGTAGCGACGTTAAATTACAGGTTTTACTCAAGGCTGTTGACCAGGCGACCCGACCGTTTAAATCCATCCAGACAGCGAGTAAAGCGCTGTCTGGTGATATCCGGGACACTCAAAAATCACTGCGTGAACTGAACGGTCAGGCATCCCGTATTGACGGGTTTCGCAAAACCAGTGCGCAGCTCGCTGTTACCGGTCATGCGCTTGAGAAAGCCAAAGCAGAGGCAGAGGCGTTAGGTACTCAGTTTAAAAATACTGAGCGCCCGACCCGGGCACAGGCGCAGGCACTGGAATCCGCTAAACGTTCTGCGGAAGGGTTACAGAAGAAATACAACAGCCTTACCGAGTCAGTGAAGCGGCAACAGCGTGAACTCGGTGCCGTGGGCATTAATACCCGCAATCTTGCTAACGATGAAAAAGGGCTGAAAAACCGAATCAGCGAAACAACGGCGCAGCTTAATCGCCAGCGCGAGGCACTGGCGCGCGTCAGCGCACAACAGGCGAAGCTCAGCGCGGTTAAGCAGCGATATCAGGCCGGTAAAGCGCTGGCCGGAAACGCCGCGACAATGGGGGCCGCCGGTGTTGGTATGGCGACAACCGGCACGCTTGCCGGGGTGGCGCTGATGAAACCCGGTTATGATTTTGCGCAGAAAAATTCCGAGTTACAGGCTGTACTCGGTGTGGCGAAAGACTCCGCAGAAATGACGGCTTTGCGAAAACAAGCCCGACTGCTGGGCGACAATACTGCCGCCTCTGCCGATGATGCGGCCGGTGCTCAGATTATCATCGCGAAAGCGGGCGGCGATGCGGCGGCAATTCAGGCAGCGACACCCGTCACGCTGAATATGGCGCTTGCTAACCGTCGGACGATGGAGGAGAACGCCGGTTTGCTGATGGGGATGAAATCAGCTTTCCAGCTTACTAACGATCAGGTCTCTCACATCGGTGATGTCCTGTCGATGACAATGAATAAAACCGCCGCAGATTTTGACGGACTGAGTGATGCACTGACCTATACCGCGCCGGTGGCGAAAAATGCCGGTGTCAGTATTGAGGAAGCCGCTGCAATGGTTGGCGCACTTCATGATGCGAAGATTACAGGTTCAATGGCGGGGACGGGGAGTCGTGCCATTTTGAGTCGACTGCAGGCACCCACCGGGCAGGCATACACGGCGATTAAAGAGCTCGGGATTAAAACAGCAGACAGTAAAGGGAATACCCGCCCTGTATTTACCATCCTGAAGGAAATGCAGGCCAGTTTTGAAAAAAATAAGCTGGGTACCGGTCAGCGCGCCGAATACATGAAAACGATATTCGGTGAGGAGGCCAGCTCTGCCGCCGCTGTTCTGATGAACGCAGCGCAATCGGGAAAGCTGGACCAACTCACAGCGGCATTTAAAGCCTCGGACGGCAAGACCGAGGAACTGGTTAAGGTTATGCAGGATAACCTCGGCGGCGACTTTAAAGAATTTCAGTCTGCGTATGAGGCTGTTGGCACCGACCTGTTTGACCAGCAGGAATCCTCATTACGCAAACTTGTGCAGACTGCAACCGGCTACGTGCTCAAACTTGATAATTGGATCCAGCGAAATAAAGCGCTCGCGCAGACCCTTGGCGTCATTACCGCCGTGGCTATCGGTGTCGTGGGTATGATCGGGACCATTGGGCTGATTGCCTGGCCGGTGATAACAGGCGTGAATGCCATCATCGCCGCTGCGACCGCGCTCGGTGCCGTATTTACTACGGTGGCCGGCGGCATCATTACCGCTATCGGCGCGATTTCCTGGCCGGTTGTTGCGGTCGTGGCTGCCATTGTCGCCGGGGCATTGCTCATCCGTAAATACTGGGAACCTGTCAGCGCATTTTTCGGCGGTGTGATTGACGGCTTGCGGGCCGCCTTTGCGCCCGTAGCTGACCTGTTTGCGCCACTTAAACCGATGTTTGACTGGCTGGGCGGAAAGCTTAAAGCCGCATGGGACTGGTTTAACAACCTTATCGAGCCGGTCAAATCCTCGCAGGAGACGTTAAACCGTTTTCGTGATGCCGGTGTGTTGTTCGGCCAGCGACTGGCGGATGCCTTAACGTTGCCACTGACGGCATTTAATAAGCTGCGCAGCGGTATTGACTGGGTGCTTGAGAAGCTCGGCGTTATCAATAAAGAGTCCAGCACGCTTGACCAGACTGCCGCGAAAGCCAGTGCCGCCACGCAGGGTAGCTCTTATATTCCCGCGACCAGCACTTATGGCGGTTATCAGGCTTATCAGCCTGTGACGGCTCCCGCCGGTCGTACCTACATTGACCAGAGCAGCCCAACCTATCAAATCAACATGCCGGGTGGTGCGCCGGGCGGTCAACTCGGAAACCAGTTGCAGGATGCGTTAGAAAAATATGAACGCGATAAGCGGGCCAGAGCCCGAGCCAGCATGATGCACGATTAAGGAGGTGGATGATGATGCTAGCTCTTGGAATGTTTGTTTTTATGCGTCAGACGTTGCCACATCAGACGATGCAACGCGATGCCGAGTATCGATGGCCGTCAAATTCCCGCGTCGGGAAGCGGGATTCATTTCAGTTTTTGGGGCCGGGAGAGGAAAAAATCACCCTGGCCGGAACGCTTTACCCGGAGCTCACTGGCGGAAAGTTGACGATGACGGCTATCCGCCTGATGGCTGACCAGGGTCGCGCCTGGCCGTTACTGGATGGCACCGGCACGATTTACGGTATGTACGTCATCAATAATATCAGCGAGACAGGAAGCCTGTTTTTTGCTGACGGAACGGCGCGAAAAATTGATTTTACGCTGACGCTCACCCGCGTGGATGAATCCCTTGCGGCTCTGTATGGCGATATCGGCGAACAGGCAAAATCACTGATTGGCAAGGCGGGAAATATGGCCTCGTCAGTGGCTGGCATGGCGGGGATTAGCTGATGCTGGATATGCTGAATCTGAATGCGGGCGGCGTACTGACGCCCGATTTTATGCTGATGCTCGACAGCAAAGATATTACCGACAATATCAGTAACCGGTTGATGAGCCTGACGATGACCGACAATCGGGGATTTGAGGCCGATCAGCTCGACATTGAGCTTGATGATGCTGACGGGCTTGTCGAGCTGCCGTTACGTGGTGCCGTACTGACGCTGTACCTCGGGTGGAAAGGCTTTGCGTTGATGGGTAAGGGAAGTTTTACCGTCGATGAGGTTGAACATCATGGCGCGCCGGATACGGTGACAATCCGCGCCCGTAGCGCCGATTTTCGCGGAACGCTGAACTCACGTCGGGAAGAGTCCTGGCATGATAAGACGCTCGGCGAAATCGTGGCGGCGATAGCGACACGTAACAAACTGGCGTCGAGCGTTATACCGGAGCTGGCCGGAATAAAAATTCCGCATATCGACCAGTCACAGGAATCGGACGCCAAATTTTTGACACGACTCGCCGAGCGAAACGGCGGTGAGGTTTCGGTAAAAGCGGGAAAGTTACTTTTTCTGAAAGCCGGTCGTGGGGTGACAGCCAGCGGTAAAGCCATTCCGCAGGTCATGATCACCCGCGGCGATGGCGACCGCCATCAGTTTTCCATTGCTGACCGTGGGGCATATACCGGCGTTACGGCAAAGTGGTTGCACACCAAAGACCCGAAGCCACAAAAACAAAAGGTTGCGTTAAAACGCAAACCTAAAGAGCAGCATTTACGCGCGCTACAGCACCCCAAAGCCAAACCGGTAACGAAGAAAAAAGCGGTGAAGACGCCGGAAGCCAGGGAAGGTGAATATATGGTCGGTGAGGATGACAACGTGTTTGCCCTGACGACGATTTTTTCAACCAAAGCGCAGGCCATGCGAGCCGCCCAGGCGAAATGGGACAAACTGCAACGTGGAGTAGCTGAGTTTTCTATCAGGCTGGCTTTTGGCCGTGCTGATTTGTTTCCAGAAACGCCGGTAGTGGTTAAAGGCTTTAAGCGCGTTATAGACGAGCAGACGTGGATAATCAGCCGGGTGGTGCATAACCTTACCGGGAATGGATTCACGACGGGCTTAGAGCTTGAGGTTAAGCTTTCGGATGTGGAGTATGAAAGCCAGGGTTAACTCACTGATAATTTTTTAACTGTTTGTTATGTAAGTATATTTTTAGTAATATTGGCGTATTGGAAATTATCTGAGGTGTTCGCTATGTTCCACTGTCCAAAATGCCACTATGCAGCTCATGCTCGTACCAGCCGTTATTTTTCTGACACGACTAAAGAGCGCTATCATCAGTGTACGAACATCAATTGCAGCTGTACGTTTGTCACCACTGAGACGGTCGAACGTTTTATCGTGTCACCAGGTGAAGTCGTGCCAGCGCCACCGCACCCGACAACGTCAGGCCAGCAGCAAATTCATTGGATGTGA